TGGTTGATGATGATGGCAATATTGTGGCGCAAGCAATTGACCAAAGCAAATTAGTACCACTGCTAACAGCAGCGTTGCAGGAAGCACTAACTAAAATTGATGCACTTGAGGCTCGTATAGCCGCACTTGAGTCCTAATTTATAAGGAGATTAAAATGGACGAACTAACAGCAGAACAAATCGCACAGCACTACACCGCAATGGGTCACAGCGTTGACCTCATCAATGCTATTATTGCTGGCGAGGCTATGGCAGACGATGATGCCGCAGACAAGCAGGACTGTGTAAACAGGAATGTTGAGCATCTCGAGATTATGGTTGCTAAAGAGTTCTGGACTACAGAGGATATGACAGCAGCCAATGCCGCTATCTCTGCTGGCAACTCTTACACAGCGTAGGGGTTAAACCAGTGGACAAGTTAACTTTAGCGGACATTTAATAGGATAAACGGAGTAAAAACAATGACACGAAGTACTATTAATAGCAGATCGATTGAAGGTATAGATTCTATTGATGCTACCGGTACTGTTACGGCTGCTGGACTAACAGTAGATACCGATACTCTGCATATTGATAGCACGAACAATAACGTGGGCATTGGGGTTAGTTCTGTTGTAAATCCATCGAATAGAACTGCACTACAAGTGTCTGGTGGGACTCAAGGCGGTGGTATTTACTTTGGCACAAGTACAACAGATACAGAAAACTCACGCGTAGTTTCAGACGGTAGTGGTGGTGTATATATTGCCACAGCTACTACTGGTGGCGCACCTATAGCGTTTTATAGTGGAAACACAGAACGTATGCGCATCGACAGCAGTGGAAACGTGGGCATTGGGACGAGTAGTCCACAAGCAGGATATAAGTTACACGTTAATGGTGCAATACAAGCAGAAAATGAGTCTTTCTCCGCAGGAAGGGAAAATGCTTCAAAGCCATCGTTTAATTTTCACGATGACACTGATACCGGTATTTTTAATATAAATCCGAACATATTAGGATTTTCAACTAGCGGTTCAGAACGTATGCGCATAGACGCAAGCGGCAACGTGGGCATTGGTGCGATACCAGAAACTACGTTTGCACAAAAAAAGACATTGCGATTAAGTACAACTGCTTCTTTGATAGCCGGTGGGGCTTATTATCCCTATCCATATTATGTTGCAAACAATCTTTATTATGATTCTTCAGACAACCTTAAATATATTGCAAGTTCTGGTGGTGCTCTTCTTGATGTTAACGCTCATCTAGGTGGTAGATTTTCATTTTATACTGCACCAACTGGAACATCTGGAGCAACGGCAAGTCTTACAGAACGTATGCGCATCGACAGCAGTGGAAACGTGGGCATCGGAGATAACAATCCATCCCAGAAACTTAGTGTCAACGGACATATTAAAATAGACGCTGGCTCAACTGGTTATCTTCTAGGGCCAACAGGGGAAATGCTGGTTGGCGAAGATAGCCTCGGGTTTTATCTAGGCACCGGATTCGGTATTAATCCGAATATTCCATTCTACTACGGCAACCCCAGTCCCAATCCAACAGCCTCGCATAACTTTAGAGGAACAACTTTTAATCTCAATACTACCAACGCTACAATTGCTCTAACAAGCAATGCATCCAATGTTAGATTCGATAACGGTCTTTTCGTCATATACGGTTCTGATGCGGGGAGCCAGTTGTCTCTTTGGGCAGATAATAGTGGGCCAACTCATTTAGCTGGATACACTTTTGACATAAAGACAGGGCCAAATAACAGCAGAACTTTTCGAGGCTTTTCGCAAAACCAAACTGGATCAGTCACGATTGGTCACAACGCAGGTGGCCCTAACAATGGCTACACGACAGCGATGGATTTGCGGTACGTCGGTGGGGGTACTGAATATGGCATAGACTTTCTCCCATACGCAAACGGCGCAAACGCTCTAACTTTCTGGAACGCTGCTGGTTCTGTCTCAGGTGCTATTAACGTCGGCGCATCAAGCACTTTGTATAACACCTCATCAGACTACCGCCTTAAGACCGCAGTCACCTACGACTGGGATGCAACCAGCCGGCTGAAGCAACTTAAGCCAGCTAGGTTTAAGTGGATTGTTGATGGCGATGATGCTGTTTTCGTAGATGGTTTTCTTGCCCACGAATGTGAGGCAGTACCAGAGGCCGTCACTGGCACTAAAGACGCTATGCGTGACGAGGAATACGAGATCACACCAGCGGTACTTGACGAGGATGACAACGAGGTAACGCCAGCGGTTATGGGTACACGTTCAGTGCCGGATTACCAAGGCATTGACCAGTCTAAGCTGACCCCATTACTTACCAAGGCACTAATTGAGGCGGTTGAAAAAATTGAACAGCTTGAAGCTCGCATCGCGGAATTAGAAAATGTATAAAGAAGAGTAAACCAAATAAACTTTATCTTTAATTTTAAAATCATATAAATAGTCATAGATATTTTTAACGGAGAATCTCTATGGCTAATCCTACATCACGTGCTACGCTCATAGAATATTGTAAACGAAGACTCGGTGATCCTGTGATCGAGATTAACGTAGATGAGGATCAGCTTGAAGATCGTGTTGACGAAGCTTTACAATATTATCAAGAGTATCATTCAGACGCAACAGTACGTACTTATTTAAAGCATTTAGTAACTGCAGCTGATGTTACAAATGAATATATTACACTTTCAAATGATATTATTTTCGTATCAAAACTATTTCCGATCTCTAGTTCCTTTAATACGTCATTTAATTTCTTTGATATTAAATATCAAATGATGTTAAACGATATTGCTGATCTACAGAATTTTGCTGGAGATCTTGCTTATTACGAGCAAATGCAGCAATATTTAGGTATGCTTGATATGAAATTAAATGGTACACCTCAAGTACAATTTTCTAGAAGGCAAAATCGTTTATATGTTTTTGGTGACTTTGCTGATAAAGATATTAAAGCTGGTGAATATATTATTGCTGAAGTATATCAAATTATAGATCCAGATACACATACATCAGTATATAATGATATGTGGTTAAAAGAATATACAACAGCCTTAATTAAACAACAATGGGGTGCAAACCTAATTAAGTTTGAAGGTATGCAATTACCAGGTGGTGTAGTATTAAACGGACGACAGATATATGATGATGCAACTAGTGAGATTGCACAGTTAAGAGAAAATATAAGACTAGAGCACGAACTTCCAGCAGATTTCTTTGTAGGTTAATATGGCCACTAATTTATATTTCAGTCAAAAGGTAAGATCAGAGCAAAATCTATATGAAGATATTATTATAGAATCTCTGAAAATGTACGGTCAAGATGTATATTACTTACCGCGTGACCTAGTTAATGAAGATACGATCTTTGGTGACGATATACCATCGTCATTTAATTCTTCACATAAAGTCGAAATGTATATTGAAAATATAGAAGGATTTGATGGAGAAGGAGATCTTTTTTCCAGATTTGGTGTAGAGATTCGTGACGAAGCAACATTTGTTGTATCACGTCGTAGATGGATTCAGCAAGTACAAAGAATGGATACAGAACTTACGAGCGTACGGCCGCGCGAGGGTGATTTAATTTATACACCATTATCTAATTCTTTATTTCAAATTATGCACGTAGAACATGAACAACCTTTCTATCAGTTAAGTAATCTTCCAGTCTTTAAAATGCGTTGTCAGCTCTTTGAATATAATGATGAAGATCTTGATACAGGTGTTGAGGTTATCGATAAAATTGAAAGAGACTATGCCTATGCATATACTCTTACATTAAGTCAGCTATTAGATTCAGCACAAGGTTCAGCTTTTATCGACAGCGCTGGATTGGTTGCTGGAGTTACTATTACTGATTCCGGTGATGGTTATTATAAGCAACCAATTGTTACATTTACATCTGCAACTGGTACCGGCGCAACTGGAGTTGGATTAGTAGATAGTGATACCGGTAGAGTATCAAGTGTTAGAATTACAAATGGAGGTGCCGGATATGGTACACCACCATCAGTATCGTTTACAAGACCCGATCCTGATGCATTTTCTATTGGTGAAACAGCAAGAATTAAACTTTCTAGTGCTACACTAACAGCAGAAGTTGCCGATTGGGATGATTCAGATAATAAGTTAAAACTTATCCATCTTGGTTCTAGTGACGGTAAATTCCATCAGATACCAACATCTAAGGGTGTTGTTGGATTAACAACTAATGCAGGTGGTGTTATTACTGTATCTGTAGAAGATAACCAAATATCTGAAAATGAACAGAATGAGTTCTTTAGTCCAAGTACTCTTAATTTCTTAGACTTTACTGAGAATAATCCATTTGGTGATCCGGAGAATAATTAATGTTTGGTAGTCATTTTTATCATCAGAAAGTTAGAAAGTGTGTATCAATCTTTGGTGCTCTTTTTAACAACATATATGTCATACGTAAAAATTCTTCTGGTGCATCAGTAAGTCAGATTAAAGTTCCTCTTTCATATGCTCCTAAGCAAAAATATTTAGAAAGAATTAGAGAAAATCCGGATTTAGATACAGATACAAAGGTGGCAATTAAGCTTCCACGTATGTCATTTGAAATTACTTCTTTTACATATGATACACAAAGACAGCTAACAAAGGTAAGTAATTTTAATACTATAGGAACATCGAATACAAATAGACAAAAGTTTTATTCTCCTGTACCTTATAATATTAACTTTCAATTAAATATATACGCAAAGAGTCAGGACGATGCACTTCAGATTGTTGAACAGATTCTTCCTACATTTAATCCACAGTATTCACTTACAATTAAACCCTTTGCTACTGAATATCCAGATTTCAAAGAAGATATACCAATTATAATTCAGAGTGTTTCTTTCTCCGATGATTTTGAAGGAGCAATGGAACAAAGACGTACTATTGTTTATACTCTAGATTTCGAAATGAAAGTTAGTTTCTACGGTGCTATAAATACTGGTGAAATTATTAGAAACTCTATTGTTGATCTTTACTTACAGAATGTAGGATTATCAGACTCTGACGTTGCGAATGAAAGGATTAATACTGTTCCTGACCCACTGAGTACTATTGGCTTAGCAGATAGTGACTATGGGTTTACTACAACTATTACGAGCTTGACTTAATTATGGCTGATGAAAAAAATAATTTAAAGAATGATTATGACTATTCTCGAGAAACATATTACGAATTAATTGAAAAAGGTAAAGATGCTTTAGAGAATATGATTGAGGTCGCCCGCGAGAGTGAGCACCCGCGAGCGTACGAAGTATTATCAGGTATGATTAAAAATGTATCTGATGTAAATGATAGATTGATGGATTTGAATAAGAAGCAGAAAGAAATTAATCGGGAAGAAGTAAAACAAGTTAGTAGCACTACTAATAATGTATTTCTCGGTTCTACATCTGATCTTCAAAAACTATTACAAAATGATAAAGAAATTATAGATGTTACACCAAAATGAGAATTACCTCGGTAATCCAAATGTAAAACGTGACGGTGTACTTCAAGAATGGTCTGAAGATCTAGTTAGAGAATATGCAAAATGCATGGGTGATCCTGTATACTTTGCAGAAAAATATTGCAAAGTAATTTCTCTAGATGATGGATTAGTTCCATTTAAATTATATCCCTATCAAAAGAATATGTTTAGGCACTTTAATGAGCATCGGTTTAACATTGTATTGGCTTGCAGACAATCAGGAAAATCGATATCGGCCTGTGCGTACTTACTCTGGTTTTCATTATTTAATTCAGAAAAAACAGTGGCGGTTCTTGCGAATAAAGGGGCAACTGCTAGGGAAATGTTATCTCGCATTACGCTTATGCTCGAAAACATTCCGTTCTTTCTTCAACCGGGATGTAAAGCGCTTAATAAAGGATCAATTGAATTTAGCAATAACAGCCGTATCATTGCTTCTGCTACTAGTGGTAGCTCTATCCGCGGTCTTTCAGTAAACCTCCTATATCTAGACGAATTTGCCTTTGTAGAAAGAGCAGCAGAGTTTTATACGTCAACCTATCCTGTGGTATCTGCTGGTAAAGATACAAAGATTATTGTTACCTCTACTGCAAACGGTATTGGTAATACTTTCTATAAGATATGGGAAGGCGCAACTCAAGGTATAAACGAATTTAATCCATTTAGGGTTGATTGGTGGGATGTACCAGGGCGTGACGAAGAATGGAAGAAACAAACAGTAGCAAATACTTCTCAGTTACAATT